CCCCAGGGCTGCGCCCCGGCGCCATCACCAACCGGAGAAACGGGCAAAATCTCCGCCAACTATTGAAAGGACGCCCCTATGGAACTGGAAATCTTTGAAGCGCTAACCGCCGTCAACGTGCCAGCCGATAAAGCCAAGGCCGTTGCCGAATCCATCAATTCAGCCATTGATCGCCGCTACTCGCTGCACAAAGACCAGCTATTCACAAAGCAAGACGGCGCAGAACTCGAAGCACGTTTGCTTCGAGCAATGGCCGACATGCAACGCTGGACTTTGACGGCACTATTTGGCGGGCTAGGCGCACTGGCAATCTTGATCAAGCTCTGGCCATAACACCGACGCCCCAATAAAAAAAACCGCCTTCAGGCGGTTTTTTTATTGTTTTTGCTCGTTGCTCCATCGGCCATTGAATGAATCATAGACAACTGGCCTATCTTGCGTGCCCGGCTGCATATAAGGCGCATCACAAACTACGGGAACTGATCTGCCATTCATTTCCAACATGACAATGCAAGACGAAAGCATGCGCACTTTATAGCCCATCGCTTCCAAATCATCGCTTGTCAAATCAAATATCCTAGAACTCGAATCCGAGACAGTAAACGTAATGAGTCTTTTGCTCCCCATTTCCATTGAGCCAGTAACATGCATGCGCTTACCCTTTAACTGTTCTATTTCCAGCTCCTTATTTTCATCTTCTTGCTCAACTGATTTCGCTGATTCATCATCCGGCTTTCGATCGTCCCTATAGGACATTTCATCCGATAAATCATCACTTATCATAGATACGCTTTCAGATGCCTTTTTCGGCTTCTGCGTGTTTTCAGGCTTTTTACCATCCGAAGGCCAGAATGCATAAATCAAGGCGAAAAACGAGAGAAGCCAGACAAATCTAGTGAATCTCCGATATTTGACGATAAGCGGCGAAACATCATCCGGATCCTTTTCATCGAGAGCGGTTCCGTGCGTATGGCTTCGATAAAGTTTGAAAAATTTACTATCATATTTGCGTTGCTGAACGCTGATTTCACCGCCGCGCGGGCCATCAAGCACCTTTCTAAAATATCCATCGCTTTTGCCAAAAGCAATGGCTTTTCTTACCTTATAGCAGACCTGGACAAGATCGATAATGGCCCTACTGCATTTGCCGTAGCTTTGCGTGATAAGCAGCACATCGACATTGTAGTGACGATGCATGCTATACCACTCTTCTACCGCCGTATCTGTTTTGCCCAGCGGCAAACAGAAATGGCATTCATCTATGACATAAAGCGGCCCCCTGCCATTTTCATCGCGCCATTCATCTTGATAATCCTCAACATGTGCGAACGGCCTATTCGACCACGTTGCTGCACCGCTAACATCAACTTCTCTGCCAAAAACGTTCTTTATTTGCGGTTCAGGCTTTATACCCTTGGTTTCAGTCCTTATCTCAATCAGATTTTCACAGCCGGGCACAATAGCTGCAAAAACATCAACATAAAGCGGAAGATTGGTAATGACTTTCCTGCCAGACTGAACGGCAGGCAAAACATGATAGGCGACGGCTTCATAGCTTTTGCCGCCACCCGGAGCCCCCAGCAACAGATTGATCATTTAGCTTCCCAAGCGTGTAAAAGGAATCAGCTGCAAAATCAACCTGATCCCAATCGCAGTCACGATAATTGCCGATGCCTCACCTACACCCAAAAGCCCCATAATGTTTAACATTTCCGAAGTAAAACCCGTTTGAGGATTATAGTTATTCAGGCCGCCGAGATCGATTGCGGAAAGCGCCGAAACGACAAGGCTCATCAACTGATCAAATACCCATGAAAACAAGTCTGTTACCAAATCCCAGAGCGCTTTGAATACGGCGATGAATATATCGGCAAACCACTTTATAACATCAACTATGCGTTGCTTTAACCAATTAAGCATATCAAGCTCCAACACACCAAATAGTTTATGCTCCACCAAATATCAATCGGCTTGCAAATATCAAGGCACAACAAATAACCATTGCACGAAGAACAGGCCAAATCCAGCAAGGCGGAGATACATCACCCGTTCCATAATTCCATCTACCGCCAAAATTCAAATCAACCATCCATTTAGGACAGGTACCGCTATTGACTTTGGGAAGTAAGCGACCCGCTAAACCGCCCAAAGGTGTTTTTTTCATTTCAGCGCTTCTTTCATTCCAGACGCCTTTAATGCCATCTTTATATTGCTTTTTATAAAGATCAGGCGTTCCAGGCAGGCCAGGGCCAGCGTTGTTATCTGCGCAATCGTTTCCTTCGCATTCGCCATTACCGTCAGGTTTGCCGCCCGGTTTGCCACCTGGCTTGCCACCCGGTTTGCCACCCGGTTTGCCATCTCCATCGCCGCCGTTGTTGTCACCGTTGCCGCCGTTGTTATTGCCGCCGTTGTTATTGACGCCGTTGTTATTGACGCCGTTGTTATTGCCGTTGTTGTTGCCGTTGTTGTTGTTGCCGTTGTTGTTATTGCCGCCGTTGTTATTGCCGTTGTTGTTGCCGCCGTTGTTATTGCCGCCGTTGTTATTGCCGCCGTTGTTATTGCCGCCGTTGTTGTTGCCGCCGTTGTTGTTGCCGCCGTTGTTGTTGCCGCCGTTGTTGTTGCCACCGTTGTTGTTGCCACCGTTGTTATTGCCGTTGTTACCACCACCACCGCCGCCCGGTTTTCCATCATCTGGCTTGTCATTATCGCCCGGTTTTTCATCCGGCTTTTCATCCGGTTTTTCATCCGGTTTTTCATCACATTCTTTGCCTGTACCCTCATAATCTCCTCCCCAACCATAATCGCCAGTATCTACCGATGCTGTAAGCCTATACATGCAACCACCATCGCATAACATCTTAGGCCCTTTTGTCGGAAAATCACGATGGATTTCTTTGCCAGCCTCACAAACTTTGGGTTTTACACACTCACCATTAACTGCCTTAAAACCGCTTTTGCATTCGCAAACAGGCTCTTGCGTGAAACGATGAAAGCCGTACAAAGAATTCGCAGGACAATATGAATCTTCGCGTATTTCTTGATGAAAGTTATCTTGACTCAAAGGACCATACGGAGGAATCATTTTGCCTATACCAGCAGCGCCACTCACATCGCATTTGCTAAAACTAAATTCATACTTGTTAGCGCCGCCGAATCCACTCCTACAAAGCTGCGAAATATGATCACCTACATCGCCAGATTCCATCTTGTTCATAATAGTGCAAGCACTATATTGGGCCACAGTATCACAAAGTGATTCAACCGTAGGAAAAATTCCTTCGCCATGTTTGCCAAATCTATAACCAGTGCGAACAGGCACAAGCTCACCAAGGTACGAACCATTATCCTGCGCAAAAACATTAGAAAACGCGATAAGCGCACACAAGAAAAAAAGCAGGCGTTTCATTTGATGAACCAGAAAAAGCAGATAGCCCCGATCGCTCCAATCAGGGCAAAAACCACATGAATCAGAACAACCAGGGCTATCGTTAGCATGATTAAATCTTGCCAATTACACGCTTGGCAACACTAATACCATGAATGCCCAGCACAATACCAACCACAACAAGACCAAATGCAGCAATCTTTGCGCCCGCTGAATTGATATCAATGCCATCCAAAAGCGTTGAAATCGGATCAGCTGCATTTGCATAGCCAGAAGCCAGCACAAGACCGGTTGCTACCGTGGCTTTTTGCCAGTTTTTTTGCAGAAACTTAACTGTTTTCATATTTTCCCTTTCAAGGAATGCAGTGCGAAATTGCACCAAAAAGAACCCCAGCAATCTTCAAGCTGCAATCTCAAATCTTGCGAATGATGCTAATGACTACACCAACAGCCCAGCCCGCAATAGCAAAACTGGCTATCACCGCAAAACCAAAGCTAATTGCATGAGCAATACTTTCCGGCGTAATACCGATTTGTTGCAGGTCTTGCAGAGTCATATCATTCACCATCGCCATACATGCTGTAATAACACGAAATGCATAAAGAGCCTTCATCTACTTCATAAAACTCAGACTCCATATCACTAAAATAGCCGCAGTTATCACATATAATCATGTTCTCCCTACAATCACGACATGCATAACCACCTTTATGTTCCTGCAACGCGCGTTTATAAAACTCCTGCTCACAAAAAGAACACTCCTGCAATTCCTCATCATCACTATTGCTTTCAATCAAACCGTTATGACAATGAGGGCAAGTTAAAGGATATTCGATTCCACCAACGGTAATGCTTACCCATTCACCAGCACCAACCTTTTCACCGCAATCAGGACATGTATCTTCAGTATTGTTATCCTGCCAATCAATATAGTGGCTCATCTTCTATTTCTCCAATGCTCCGGATAATGATCTTCAGAATGCCAAATATCATTGAATTGATGCGGCGGATCATAAGCTGCACAACCCGCCAGCATTGAGAGCAAAGATGCCAGAACCAATACTTTCATCAGGCCGCTTTCTTTTGATGCTGCGCTTGCGGCGGTTTGATTTCGCCGGTTTCCTGATCGACAATAGATTTATTAAGTGGAACAGCATCAATAATGACTTCTGTTGATTCCTTGCCGTTTGAAACACGCTCAATTTCCAGCTTGACGGAAACCGGATTTTTGATTGATGGATTCAGATGCATCATGCGCATGGCTATTTCACTGCCGGGCAGCTTCCACTCTTCAAGAGCAAAGCCTGTTTTCCAGTTAGTTCCTGATTCATCCCTTCGATTGAAACGACTATCAAGACGCACTACACCGAACAGACTCGCCGAATCAATAACCTTGCCATCAATCGTGCCTTTGAATGCCTTGATGCCAACGATTTCAACTACCAGTTCCATACAATTTCCTTTCAATTTCGGGCAGCTCGTACCATTCCGGTTTTTGAACAGGGCCGAGCTTGATTACCCTTGTTCTCGGTTGAAACTTTATGACGTTGCTTTTGACGGCTATATCGACGCCATAAGGCAACAACGCCTTTCTATGAACATAGAATTGCGACCTTTTCAATTTGGCTGTTATGTCATCACCCGCCTGCCACATTCGATAAGTCGCCAGAATGCTTTTGGGCAGTTGCGAAAAATCATCCATTTCAGCCGAATTGCGAGTCAATACTTCCTTGCGCTCTTTAAAATCCATTTCCAATTGCTTCATATCGAACCCGCCCAAAAAGTGACAACCCATATCATGCAGCTTCGTGGTTTTATAGGTGGTCTCAAATCTGATTAATCCCACTTCGTCACACCAATCAGCTAACTTTTCAAGATAGGCATCTCCTTTTGAATGGCGGCGAATTTCTGCTGATTTCAAATAAGCCTTGCTATAAACACGCCTTGAACCCCTGCCAAAATCGACCGTTTCACAATCGCCATATGTGCCCGTTTTCAAGCGGCTAACTTGCTGGCCCTGAAGCCAGCGCATAAAAGCTATGGCTTCATCCCGTGAACCGGTTGAAAAGTTTTCCGTCAAATCAACGCGAGTAATGATTGCGCCAGTCCATTCACTTCTAGGATTGCCACGCCAGTTCGTGATAAAGCGATTACCTTCCGTGAATGCAGGCAATCCATACTGAACAATCAGATTGTTGATTTTCTGAATGCAGTCAATGAATGAATATCCGAAAACATTATCCGGCCTGCCAAACCGGCTAACGTTGCCTTCAAAATAAACGGTTCCACCATCACAACGAATAAAAACGCGGGTTTCGTGGCTGCCTTCCACTTTCAGTTTCTTTAGCGTTGTATTAACGGTGTTTCCATCTTTATCGATGCTGATAAACGCACCATCACATAAACGGGGCAGATCGCAGGCGTGTTGCTGGTAGATGCTGATCCAGTCGCAGAAGCCGACGGATTGCACCTGGCTGGCAGGGCAGACATGCCAGTCTTTGCCACCACGATGCAAGCGAAAAACGGAGGTCATGGCTGCACGTTTTTTAGGCAGTTTTTCCGGTTTTCCGGACTAAAGTGACGTGTAACCATCACGTCACGCCCCGCTGCCTGTTTTTTGAGCAGCTCAAAATGGAGCCGTTCAAAGGCTTCGCGCGGGGCCTCAACGAGGCGCGGCGCCACCCCGCAAGCGGGGGCCCCTCCGCGCCCCGTATCGGCCCCGTGCTGCGTTTGGCAGGTGCAGCCGCCACCCACCCCGCTGCACAGTCTCACGCGCTCAAAGGCTGCGTATTTAAGGCCGCTGAAGGGCCATTGCAGGGCCAGACGCCACAGGTGAGAGCCTTCAGGTGTGACCCAAAGCCCCAGAATTCGGGCGCATGCGGTTGTTTGCCCCTTTAGAATGCGTAATTGAACGTATGTTTCTTTGTCTGATATGCCTTGCCGCGCATATTCAGCACATCTTTGGAGGTGCTCGTTATATGTGTACATATTCCGCCACCTCACTTATTGGGTGTTGCCCCCACGCCCGGCCTGCTTGCGCGGCCTGCAATGCAACTCAAGCAGGACTGTTGCTGGGATGTTTGGGCGGGGGGCAACGCATTCAAAATAATGGACAAAAAATAAGCAAAAAGCAGCGTGAAGTACACCGCCAAAATAAAACCAACGCAGAAATCAACAATGCTCATTTGCGGGCCTCCTTGGCCTTAAAGCCGCATAATTTCTTTTTTTCGCTGGGAGTGTTTATGAATGAACTTTTGGACGCCGCGCTTTCCATGGTTTGGAAATTCGGCATATTCATCATTGCTTTTGCCGCTTTGATCGCGTTCATCAAGATCAAAGTCGCCAAGCTTGAGCGGCGGCTTGCTGATAAGCGAAGGCGTGAGCGCAGGGAGCGCAAAGCAAAAGAGAGACGCGGCGAGTAGGTCATTTGCCGATCTCCTTGCCACGCAGCCAGTCAGATAGCACGCCTGCTATCAGATTGGCGTGCAGGCCAGCAGGCACATGGATAGCGTGGCCGCCAATGAACACGCGACAACCGCGCTCCCTTATCTGTAGCAACAGCGATTGAAGAGATGGGGAAGGGGGCATTGCAGGCTCCTTGTTAAAACTGTTTGAACTCTAGTGGTTAGTTCAAATAGTTGCAACAAAAAAATGTTTAAACTGATTGAACCTTCGTACCTTGACAAAAAGGCACTTTCATGAACCAAACATCTTTGTTGCTTGAAAGAGCACTCAAAAAAAAGAACGCTGCCGCGTGGTGTAGAGAGCTAAACATCAGCCGCAGCACTTTTTCAATGGCGAAAAAAAAGGGCCAGTTAAGCCCCGCCCTTGCTGGATGTCTTGCTATGAAATTAGGAGAAGATCGCAACCACTGGATAGCCCTTGCAGCTATCGAAACCGAACGAGAAGGCCCCCTAAAAGAACAGATGCTTCAAGCACTGATGCACACAAAGCCATAG